CTCTTCCATAACAAGAGGTTGAGTTAAAAGTTCTGTTGATGCTTTAGATGCTATTGCCTTATCCTTAAATAGATTAAATATAGCACCACTAGAATCTACTAATGTAATCGTTATGGTGCTCCCTGATCCAGCATCCTCCGATACTAATAATGATTTTATTACAGTGGTTGTTGCCGATGGCACTGTATATAATGTTGTAAGATCAGTTGTTGTTAGATCTACTTTTTTATTTTTAAAACTATTAGCCATTAATTAATAAAGAAGTTAAACGCTTCTACCTCCTGTTTTAATTCCTCTTGAAACGTGGTATTTAGTTTCTCTACTATCGCATCAAGATCTCTTACCTGCGCTTCTGCTGTTGGCAGATCATACTCCTCACTAGGTCTTGTTAATACCTGCACTATCTTTGCCATTATTTCTTTTTAACCCCCTTAATTTTTTTCTTATTTAGTGATGCATAAAAAACTTGTTCACCACGTTTTTTACCATATTGTTTTTTCATAGATTTCATTATCTTTTTACCTTTTGTATTTAGTGGCATTATCTTCTTCCATCTGGTTGTATATCTAATCTAAACGTTCCTAGTTTCCAACTTTGACTAGCAGCTGTGTTTTCTATTTTTAATGCAACAGCTCTTGCCCTCGCACGTGTATCTATTTTTTGTGTAGATGATGACACAGTAAAGGGGCCTAAGGATGAGCTAGCTCGACTGTCGTTAGAATAATTTCTTAGTAGCAATGTAACCTGCGTATTACCAGTCTGTGATATAAAGTCTGGTATAAATCTTCTTATCTTCATTATAAATTCACCATCTCCTCTAAGATCTGGCATACCAGTAGATTGACCTGAAAGAGATCTTCTTTGACTTATATCAAAATCTCCAGAGGATATGTTAGCAGTTATTGCAGTCGTAGCACCACCCTGAACCTGATCTGTTCCTGTTTCGTGTTGATAGTATATTGTTCTACCCTCTGTGTTGCCCACGACATCAAAAGATGAATCATTTCCTGCAGTGTATTCTGTTGCATGTGGGCTACCAAATACTGCTGAGTCTTGCCACATAGTTCTAGCAAGTGTGCCGACAGTCCACACAGGTCTTTTTGGCGATGAATCAAAATAATTATAACAGACCATTCTGTTTACAACAGAAGATCCTGTTGTTGGATAAAACCACATAACCTCACCAAATAAGTTATTTAGTCCTGCGGACACCATCTGATTACCAGACTCTAAGTTTATATCATCATAAACATGGTCCTCGACCAAACATGGTAATGATTCTAGTTTACCGGCATATCTAAAAAAACCATTCTCTGACATCCAATACGCAGCACCATCAACCTCAACACAAGCGTTCTGTCCAACAAG